AATATCTTGGATTCTATATAAAATAGATTCAGCAGTTTTTAATGTTATCCAACCAGCTCCTTTTAATATATGTCTAGTGGCTAGATTTGAATTTAATGATGCTAATTTACCAATACCAACTAAACTATCTTTATCAGGATTAGAAGCATCTGAATATTGATTTAACCCAATAACATCTGTCAATTGCATTAAATATTCTTTATTCTCATTTCGTAGAGCTTGTAGTTTATTTAAAGAATCCCCCGTGCGGATTTCCATAAAAGGTTTCTGAGCATTATTATAATCGCTATTCTGCCCATAACTTCTATAAAAGAATGACCCTTTTTGAAGATACATATTGAATTGCTCTTGCGCTGAATTTGTTTTTCCACCTCCTAACTCTATTTCGGCAATAGCATCTAAGTCAAATGCTACTCCATCCGGAGTTATCCCTTGTAAAATTTGCTCTGCTTTTAATTCAATTACATTTAAAATATCCTCAATAGGCATCATTAAACTTACAGGACTAATGATTATGCCATTCTCAAAACTTGGTGCTATAATATTATATTGCTCACAAACTTTTTGTTTATTAGAATTAGGGCGTGCCATAGATTTTGCCACTTCCCATTTAAGAATAATATTTGTACCAAGAACCATTACTCCTTCAAAAAGAACTTCTTCTACTTTTGAAACTCTTTTAAAATCATTTTTTTGCCCTTTTTCTTTTAATTTGCTTTCATCAAAATCCGCATAAGCTTTAGATACAATTTTTTCTCCATTAGCTTTGTATTTTATTTTATTATAATCTTCTTTAGTGGTTTTATAAGTAAAATATAATAAGTAAGAATGTCCTTTTATCTTATTACCTAGACCGTAAGTATTATTCCACCATAATCCTTGATTCATTAACTGTTCTTTCACAAGCTTGTTTTCATCATTACATAAATCAGGATATTCTATTAAAATATCAGAAGTTAATACTCTTTCAACATGCCCTTTATAAAAACAATCTCTAAAATACGGGTCTTTAGTTTGAGACCAAACCATATCTGCAATGTCAATTCTTTTTAAATCTATTCCTTTTGACGGATTAAATCTATTTTGAACGCAATACGCCCCATCTACAACTAAATCTCTTTTCCCTTGTCTGTCAATAGTCAAGTCAAACATATTCTCCTCCATAACTGATTTAATAGCTAATTGGGCGGACAGTTCACAAGATGGCTTCCATTCTAATTGCAAATGAAGATTTAATTCATCATCCGTTTCAGGTAGTTTATCGGTTGGCATAGAGCCAATATCAACTCCAAATTTTTCTTTAGCTAAATCAATAATCTCTTTGGAAGCCATATCGTCTTTAATCTTCTTACGATAAGCTTGTTTATTTTGTTGGGAGATTGGGTCAATTGCATTAGCTTCTACGGTATGTCCTCTATCACACATCCCATTCACTAATAGATTAACAAGTTTTGGTAATCTTGTTAATGGTTTTTTACTTAAATTAAGTAAAGAAACATCCCCATTTGTACCTAATTTTGGATGATATTTTCGCATATCAATATTACCTGATGCGTAATTTCTACGAAGATAAAATTCTGATTGTGATGTATAAAATCTACACTTTCCACCTCCTGCTGTTGAAAACCATTCGGCCGAAATAGCAGATCCTACAGAAAGACCAAATTCTTTTGTTAATTTCTTTTCAAATGGGTCTAATTGACTTGGAAAAGATACGCTTTGTGATACTTGATATTTATTTTCTGCCATCTTAATTATATGTAAAACGTTGTAGTTTCATTACTATTGGTGTTCTTTCTTTTTCTTTTGGAGTAAATGACTTTCTATTTAATCCCATTAATGCGTATCCGGAAGCTACTGTTATATCAAATTTCTCTCTTTTTGATATATTAAATTTACTCCAATCTTTTAAAGTTCTTTCAAAAGGCATACTTCCTATTTCTCCTTCTTCTCTTATTGCTACAGTACTTTGTCCTTGATTGTATTTCCCTACAAATTTAAGGATATATGATTCAATTCCGGTAGCGTGAGATGTAATAATATCTTGTGATGATGATGGAATTCCTCCTAATAACTTTTCGTCATTCGATAATCTATTCGCTAATTTATCAAATCTAGTTAATGAAAACCCTCTATAACCCCTATTTTTAAAGTGATGTAGCATACGAGGCTTGTTATTTTCTATCAAAATTGGCATACCATAAAATACGCAAGCCATTAATGCATCTTCATAAAATATTTCTGCTTCTTCGGGTCTTGTAAGATATTCTAAAAAGAAAAAATTACTTGGGATATTTTTCATTGTAACTCCTGTCACTCCTGATAAAGCTCCTCTTGACCCTCCAGAATGTTCTAATCCATTCTCTGTATTTTCCAAAACACTTTCATTAGTAGCATTCATATCGTAGTTATCTGCTCCTAAACAACCAATATCATCGTTCATTGGATGATAACTCATTCCTCCCCATTGATTTCTACGCATTTCAAATTTGTTCTGCATGTCTTTTTCAGGAAGCCAAGCTAATAAAAAACGACCTCTCTCATTTGGCGTCCAAATAACTCTAGTATCTTTTACCCCGTTTTCCCATGAAAAGTTTCCACGAACTAATGTTTTTTTTATATCATAATCGTAATTATAATCTAATTGATCATTTAATTTTTGTTGGTCAAATGATGAATCTACTGCTTCATCTCTAAAAGCATCTTGTTTTGTAATAGGGTCAAGTCTTCTTGCATTCCAATAGAACTTATCTCCTAATAGTTTTGCTGATGCAAATTCATTTTCTAAATATTGTAAAGAACCTATTTTTTGTTTTACACCACTTGCATTAATAAAAAAATCTCCTGCCGTAACTGTAGTGTGACAAACTCCAAATTTATCTGTATAATCTTCCATATTAAAGTGTGCTGGAAGAAAATAAGAATAAAGTCCCGTAATTGTTCTATCATTTGCATTTCTTTTTAAAACATTAGAACCTTTTTCTAAAGTTTCAAATTCTGCTCCCCCTTTATCTTTTGGATTCAATGTAGAACCCATAAAAGTTTTTCCTACTACTTTTCCTCCTTGAAGCATTGTTGGTTTAACATTAGCCCAATGATCTTCAATATTATTTGGACGAACCCATTTAGCTGCTTCATCTGAAAGATACATTGTAAGTTTATTTGAGTCATAAGCAAGTGTAGCAGTTGCTCTAAAATCTACAATAGTATTTAAGTAGTCTTTTGTTGATGTATCTTTTAATTTTTTATTTGCTTTTGTATTATCAGATGGTTTTCCAAAAACCATTTTTTTTACATCGTCTATTTTACCTCTAACTACTGGAATAAAAAAGAAAGGTAAGTTCTGTATAGCATGTGAATATTTTAAAAAAACTGATATTGCATCTGTTTCTGTTTTAGAAGTAATTCCAAATTTAGAATTTTTAGTACTTGTTGACCCATCAATTAAATGGTCTAATGCCATCTCTGTAAAACCAGTTCTACGCCCTTTTGTGAAAAACATACCAACACTTCTTGGATCACATAAACAAGCTTTAGCAAAGTAATACATATAAGCCTGTGCCATACGAAATTCTTTGTATCCACCTGTTTCAAGCATTTCATCCCACATTAAGCCCATGTAATGAGCAGGTGTTAAATAAACTGCTTCACCATTATTCATAAACCACACTCCTTCTCTACGTCTTCTATATTCTTCTAAAATATAATCAGTAAAAGCTTCTTCTGTATCTGGAGTTAATCCTTTTGGCATTTCAGGTCTAACCCAATATTGTTCAGATTTAGGCTTTCTATGAAACATAATATCAGTATTCTTTGGTTTTTTAGGAAGCATTATTTTTAATCCATCTAAAACTATAACCTCCCCTTTTGTCCCTTTAGGACAAATCATTACGCTTTGAGTTTCCTCATCAAACCACTCTTTATAATAGTTTTTTAATGGGTAAAATTCTTGATTTGCATATTTCTCTGGAAATCCTCTTTTAAAATCTCTTTCACCTAAATCAAATTTATCAACTTCAATTTGAAGTTTTAATTCTTTATTTCCTGCATCAATGTCCGAAATGGCTTTTAAAATAATTGGCTTACTACTAATAGCTGAACCATATTTCTCAGGCTCTAAATCTGCAAAATTAATTTTCTTTTTTAAAGCCTCTCTTAATATTTCAACTGAAACTTCTCCTGCTTGTACAAGTTCTATGATGTAAGTTTTTAATTTTTCATGACTTGGAGCGTTAGGAGAATTTTGCCAAGTAACTAACATTTGCTTAATTGCGGTAAATGAGTCAATACGTGATTTTACTAATGCTGATAATTTTACATCATCAACACTAAGCATACTAACGTCTAACATTAAGCCTTCTAAGCTATTTTGTATAGATTCCTCAATATCTTGGGAAAGTCCTATCATTTAATTAATTTACTTTTGCTAATATTCTATGAGTTTTCATTTTAAACATTCTAGTATCATCTATTACAAACTCTACTTCACAATTATTATGAAAACCAATATGGTCGCCTTCAAATATACCTAATTTTCTTAATCCATCATTACCATACTTTACAATACCCTGATGCTGTAATTCTACTTTACCAATCCATTTTTCTTCTGAAAATATAGGTTCTATAAAACAAAAATCATCTACTGATATTTTTTCTTCTCCACGAATTATTAAATATACTAATTCAGGTTGTACCCAATATAAATCATCTTTAATATGCCAATCTGAAAATCTAGTTTTTCCACTTGAATCAAAGTAATCTCTGAATACATTATGCTGTACAATAATTTTATCTCCAACTAATATATTCCCTTTATAATCTAATGGTAACGAATGAACAATTCCAATTCTATTTACATCTTTAGCATTTTCAATAGAAGTGTTAATAATTAATTTTTTTCCATTAAGATCTTTAATATTATTAAATTTCTCCCCGTTTAGAGGAGAAATTATAAATCTATCGGGCATACTTCCTATTTTCATACTTATTCAATAAAATACTCAATTATTACTCTACTACTTTTTGGTATATTTTTCCATTCCTGAGAAACTTCATTATCTGATATAAATAATTTATAATGAGTTTCGGTTTCTGAAATTTCACTTATAGTTCTTTCTACAAATTTTGTTTTTTCAAAGATAGGTAATTTACGGACTTGTCCAACAGTATAAACAAATGTAGATAACTTAGTTAAATCATTTTCTGTATTAACTACTGTTTCAACAGCTAATTGTCTTATTCTTTTATCCATAATTACGATACTTTTTTAATCCATAAATCTACTACTGATGGCTGTCTATTTTCATGGAAATCTATAGCATCTATGGCAGTACTTGCAAAAGTAGGACCTGGCCCAAAACTTATCGATCCGGATCCACCTAAACCACCAGGAATAATTGAAGTAGGTGCAATATGCGCATGCGGTTGTACTCCACTCTGATTCGCTGTTAATTTCACTTGTAATAATCCTAAAATACTACCTAAAGTATTATATGCTATATCCCAAAAACCAGTTGAAG